ATGAAGATTTCTTCATGCTCGCTGTCATAACGTTTATATTCAAGTCCAAACAGAGCGTTTAAACCTGGTTCTAGTTCTTTAACTAGTTGTGATCTTGAGATAGCCATAGTTTATATTCTCCTGTTATAGTAATTGATGACTCTTCGAAACTCTAACAATGAAATCTTCATTTGTTACAGCTTCCTCGTTACCTATGAATGGTGAAGTATTCACCACAGTCACTTGTCCATCGGCAGCAGCCGCTGAAGTAGATAAGTCAAGATAAGCGCCAGAAATACCAGTGTTGGTATTACCTGCAGCGTATACTTGATCAAAGCTAGTTCCAACTGCAGTTGTTCCTAGAGCAGTTCCTGTAGATTTAACGAGATAGAGTTGATTTGGGTCAGTTATTACATACGCCTGAATTTCACCTTGAGTGATATTCGTTTGTGAGTAAAAATTTGACCATTTTGGTTTTTTTGTAGATGGGTCTGATTCTATCAAGCAACCATTGAATACACCTAATACACTAGACAGGGCTGAAGTACCTACTATGATAACTCCGCCTGTTGCATTAAGTTTAACAATGTCTCCTTGGAAAATAGACGAGCTGTAGTTGTCCGCGATCACATATTGATCTTGTCCGCCTGCAGCTGGGTTCCCACCAAGTTTGCCTAACGGTCTAAAACCGTAAGCAGCTGTTGAGTTTGCCATATTTATTTTCTCCTTAAGTTTATATTTACTTTTTTTGGGTAGGAATTACTAAATAATTAGTTTTTCTTTGTACCACCAAAAGTTACACGAGTCTGCCTATCTTTGCTGATGGGCATACTTGGATGCTGTTCCTTAAAAGGATCGTTTGCAATAGCTTCTTCTCGGTCTTGAGTTCTTTTTGCAAAGTACTCTTCGCGAGATTTTGCGATCTCTTCGGGTATCCTAGCCAGCAATAGGCCGCCAACTCCAATGACTCCTGCGTATTTTCCGTCTTTGACTGATGGGTAATTAGAGTCCGGATATTCATCCGATCTAACAAATTCCCAACCAGATCTCAATTTGCCTGAAATGTTCTTCGTATCATCGAAGCCAGCACTTTCGGCTCTTATCCATCTATGTCTAAATCCGTCTGGCGCAGGTGGTGCATCCAGAGATGATGGTGGAGTCCAAACTTTAGGTCTATCTGTTTTAGTCCTAGTTTCGCTCGCACGGGAAGTCTTAATTGTATTTTTTTCGTTTACCATATGCCTATACCTCCTTCGTGGTTAAATGTTTCGCATATTCTTCAAGTGGCACACCTAATCTTTTAGCAATTGCTACTTGTGATGGTGTGAGTCTCACAGTTTTTTTGCGTCCTGATTGGCTAGGACGATTAGCCGAAGCTACAGTTTGAGCAGGTTTTGCTCTTTCCGTAGTTGTAGTTGTATCCTTTGTAGCAAATTTGTGGGGAAATTCAAGTCTTATTCTCTTATCAATTTCCTCATAATATTCATCACTTTTTGGATCTATACCTTCTTCTTCTACAAGTTTTTTATGTAGATCAAACGCAGTGTAAGTCATTGCGGAGTCTTGACCAAACCAATTATTTCTAGCTGCCCAATCTTCTGCTTTAGGATCTACTCGTGCAGTTTGTGCAGTTTGTTGTGGTGTGATTGTAACTTCTTTTTGTTTAGCTGCAGAGTAGTCTTCTTGAGCCGCTTTCATACTTCTTAATCTTACAGCTTCCATAGTTAATTCAGCAATTTGTTGCTGTGCATTAACTTGACCATCTACATCTTGATTATCGATTGCTGCTTTAAGAGCTATTTTAGCATTCGCTAAACTAGAATTAACTCTAGTTTCAAATTCAGATACATATCTTTCATCTGTTTTTAATATTCTAGATTCAATTTGATCTTTTTCTCTTTTTACAGATTGAGCATAAGATACTGCTTCTTCTCTTTGTCTTTCAGCTTCTCGCATTTTTTGAGTTAGTTTAGCAATACGTTTTTTAACGCCTTCGCTATACTCCTCTAACTCATCTTTTTTCTCTACAGGTTTTTCAACCTTTGCTTCTACAACAGGTTTTTCTTCCTCTTGTACAACTTCAATCTTCTCTTCCTTTTTCTCTTCTGCAACGGCTTTCGTCTGCTCGTTGTTGTCCAATGTAACTTCAGCGCCTTCTTCCTCGCCTACGTCTATCATCGGTTCTTTTTTCTTATCTTCCATTGGCATAGTGCCTCCTATGTTTAAATATGATGAAGAACATCTTCAGGATTTTTAATAGTCCCAAGTACTTCGTCATCGTTTAGTAGTCGCACTTCTCCACCTTCAATTGGTAATCTTGAACCCGCATAGCGAGCAAAAATTACCCAATCTCCTTTTTTACACCATGGACCTGTTGGGTATCTTTCTTTATCGTGATACGCTAATGGTCCAATTTTTAAAACATAACCACAGTTTGTAGCTATTCTTAATTTGTCTAATGATTCTTGTGCAATAATAATTCCACCTTTTGTTTTATCTTTAGGTGTAAATGGTAATACTAATAATCTCCAACCTGTTGGGTTTGGTAAACTATCAACTAAAGATTCAGATATATTTTCTGCTCTTATAGTTTTATCTTCAATTTTTTTATTTTCTTCTTGATATTTTTCTTCTAAACCTAGAACTGTTTTAGGTATTTCAGTCGAGTTTGATAACGTTTCCTTGCTCATTTTCCTTAAGCTCCTTTTTGTTTAGCAGGTTAGAGATTTCCTGTAATAAAAATTCGTATGTACGAATTTGTCCAAGTATATACTTGTAATCGGCCATATTGTCAACCCCACCAGAAGTGACCATTGTGGTCAAATTAGTTAGTTGAGTTTTCATGTATTTTTGTAATTTACTTGCTACGTCTACATCTTCCATCTTCTTCTCCTTTTGTTAGTTATATTAACAATTCCACTTACGTAGAGATTTATTAATTCTTGAATTTGGGTCTCTTGCAGTTTTTGCAGAGGTTAATCTTTTCTTCATCCCGCTCATGCGCGCGCAGAAAGATTTTCTTCTATTAGCTGCTTTTGATCCTTTTTTTAATTTACTTGGTTTAGTAGTTACTGCCATAGATAATTTAGAACCAGGATTCGCGGCTCTATAAGATGCAATACCTTTTTTATTTAACCCACCAGATTCAGATTTACCTTCTTTACGTTGCCATGCAGGTGTTCCACCTTTTGCAAACATTGCTCTACCTTTTCCTCTTAATGCAATATCAGCCATTATTTTTTCTTCCTTTTCTTACCAGCAGCTACGCAATTAGGAACTAATCTATTTCCTTTTTTCTTCATACCTTTTTGTTCGTAACCTTTCCAACAAGTTCCTCTTGGCATTATACTAATCCTCCGCTACTCATTTTTTTACGTTTTGAAAATGTTGCAACATTTGTAGGTTTAGGTCCTGTATTACCAGCGGCTCTTTTTCTTGCAACTGCAGAACGTCTTTGACCTTCTGACATTGCTCTAGCTTTTGCTAGTGGTACACATTTTGGATAACCTTTTCTTTTTTCACCTTTAGATCTTCCGCATGGAGCAAAAGAACCATCTTTACGTTTAGAACCAATGTCTACCCATTTCTCTTGAACCCATTTACGTAAGCTCATATTAATATTTTTTTGTAACTTTTCTTCTGTTTTCTAATACACCACCACAACCTTTAGCGATGCCACCTTGTTTATAATTAGATACCATTTTTCTCTCTTGAGAAATACTACCACCACCCATTTTCTTTTTTCGTCCACCAGGAACTATTTTACCTGAACATACTGCGCTCGCATACATGTTCGCGTACGCGCTCGGGTACACTTTAAATTTTGCTTTTGCAGCAGCTTTTCCTCTTGGACAAAGTTTAGCCATTACTTCCAACCTTTTTTAGCAAGTTTAGGGATTCCTTTTTTAACAAGTCCACCTTTTTTATATTCTGGAGTAACTTCAAATTTTAAACCTTCATCTATATCTCTCATCATTTTTGATGGAAATTTCTTTTTTCTTGCTCTTAATTCTTCAATATCTTTTTTATTTTTTTCAACTGTTCCATAAATATCTTCATTTCCTTCTTGAGCTTTTTTTAAATTTCTATCCATTATTTCTTCGCTCTCTTCTTGATATCTTCTTGTTTGACCTATAGTTTTTGCCATTTCACCTTTTATTTTACTTGTTTTTGGGTTTTTAACTTTAGGACTTACACTTTTAATAACACCAATACCTTTTAAAATAGTACCTGCCATTATCTTTTGCCTTTCATCATTTTGCCTTTTTTCTTCATTGACATATCTTTAGTTATCATATCAGCTTTTTTAATCATGCCACCTTTTTTCTTAATGACACCTCTACCTTTTAAAACATCTTTAAAAGTTACTTTACCATCACCAGTTAAATCTGGAAATGCTTTACCGCCTTTTTTAAGTGCTTGTCTTGGTCTTATTTTATAATCGTTTCTCATGTTATATCCTTATCCGTTTTCTTGTTCTTTGTTTGATACCGGTTTATTTGCCATAGTGCGTGCCACCGATTCTGCACTTCGTCCCACAACGTAACCTCCCAGACCAATTTGTAAAAGTGTCCATACGTCTCCTGGAAGAGTTATAGTTATAGAAGCTTTAAAAAAAAATAATATAACAGGTCCTAGTACATAATTCCATATTAATATAAATATTAATACATACATTAAAAGAGGTCTCCAGCTAGATGCAAACCATCCAGCTTTGGCTTCAGCTTCAATAATTTTTGCTGCAGCAGTTAATTCTTGTGTATTAGATTGTAGTAATTGAGTTTGTAATTGTGCTTTTAATTTTTCTTGAAGATCTTTATCAGGAACTGACTTTTCAATAGTTGAAAAAAGAATTTTTGCTAAAGGTGCTACAGCTCCTAACATTTGAATCATGGTTTAATACCACTTTGCTTTACGTTTTTTCTCTGGAAGCATCGCTCTTTGTCCACCTACTGGAACTACTTGTGTTTCTTGTGGGTTAGAAACTTCTACATCAATTCCACCTTTTAATGTTCCATCTGGATTTGTGAATTGTGCAAAATCAACTTGAGTACCTGTTGATTGTTTTATTTTTTTAGTTTTTTTCATATTACATTCCTCTTATTTTCATTTGTTGGACGCCTTGTTTTGCAAGACTTACTCCGGCACGTAGTTTAGCTAAATCTTCAGTTTGTTCAAGCTTATTTTCTTGATTTGTTTGATTCATCATAGCTTTCAACTTATCTAAATTAAGTCTTTCTTCAGCTTCTTTACGCTTTTGCTCGTTTTCCATAGCTTTTAAGTCAACTTCTCGTGATTTTAACTTTAAAAGTGGGTCAGAATCAAACTGTCCAACCAATTTATTCTCCTCATCAGCATAATCTTTGGTCATTTCAGCTATTAATTGAGCTTTTCTTGATTCAATTTGAATAGTTATGCTCTGAATTTGTTGCGCGGCTTGTGGATTCATCTGCATTTGTTGTTGTAACATAGGTAATTGCTGTAATTCTTGTACAAATTCAATTTGAACTTGCTCTTGAGCCATAATTGATATGTGTTCAAGTATATTTTTTTGAATAGACATTATAGTTGCAGGATTATTTTTAACCATATTCAATTGCATAAAGTTTAAATGAGCTTCAATGTGAGATTTATGATCTTGTCCTGGAAATGCTTGATAAGGTTGACTTGCCATTGCAGTAATATGTTCTAAACTTGGATCCATTGGCATAGGTTGTTTTGGTGATGGAAGAATTAAATCTATATTTTTAACTCCAATCGCTTCATACATTGATCTATATGCTTGATAGATGTCATGTATCTGTGGATTAGATTGAGCAAGTTGTAATTGTGTTTGTGCTAAATTAATTCTTTGTGATTGTGAAAATATATTTGGATCTGCAACTGGAAGAATATCAATCTTTTCATCAAAGTCAGTTTGTTTAATTTGTCTTTGTCCACCTACTACATCGTATGGATAAACAGGTGGTAAATAAGTTGAAAATACATTTGCTAGTAATTCAAATTCATTTTTAAGTGCTCCATAAATTCTTTTATGGATTGCAGACATCACACGCGATCCTCTTTCAAGTAATGCCATAGTAGTTCCTACCGCTGCCTGTTGGTTCATATCTCCAACTTGTGCATCAGCAATGCTCGCGAATCTTTGTCCTGCATCTACTACAATACCCATTAATTGTAATAGTACTTGATCAGGTCCTTTAAATGGTAAAGGCATA